CAAACGGCACAAACCTAACCGCTGAAAGAGTTTCGTCGTTGCTTACCGCTTGGAAGACTGCACGTCAAACTCGCTCGACTGCTTTCCTCAATGCTGACGTCAATCTTGAACAATTCGGTTTTGATCCCAAATCGATGCAATTGGCTGAAGCGCGTCAGTACGTTGCTTTAGAATTGGCAAGAGCTTGCGGAATCCCTGCTTACTTCTTGAGCGCCGAGCAGACTTCGATGACCTATTCCAATGCAGTCACAGAGCGGCGCTCGCTTGTCGATTTCTCACTTCGTCCGATTCTCAAGGCGATTGAGGAAAGGCTCTCACTCCCAGATTTCGTCCCTAACCCAGTAATGGTGCGCTTTGCGTTGGACGACTTCTTGCGCGGTAACGCTTTGGAAAGAGCGCAAGTGTATGAAATCTTAAACCGCATCGGCGCGATGAGCGTTGAGCAAATTCAACGCGAGGAGGACTTAATTCCTAATGAAAATTAATATGCCAATGGTCGTTACTGCGGCCGATACAGTCAAGCGCACAATTAGCGGAACGATCGTCACTTGGAACGAGCAAGGTAACACCTCGGTCGGGCCAACCGTATTCGCTGCCGACTCAATTGAGATGAAGCCCGTTAAATTGCTCCTAGAACACGACCGGACACGTCCAATCGGCAAATTGATGAGCCACGAAGTCACACCAAATGGAATCGTTGCCACTTTCAAGATTGCTAACACAATGGCAGGCGAAGATGCGCTAGTCGAAGCGACAGAAGGATTGCGCGACGGATTCAGCGTTGGCGCACAAATCAACGAATGGACAAACAACAAGGGTGTAATGCAAATTACTTCAGCAACGCTCGATGAAGTCTCTCTTGTTACTGATCCAGCAATTGATTCAGCTCGCGTTAGCGAAGTCGCTGCTTCCGAGAACGAAGCACCCAAAGAAGATTCTGCTCCAGCAACCGCTGAAGCGGACACACCAACCGAAGGAGAACAAGTGTCAGACACTACCGTTCCAGCTCCTGCCGAAGAAACGGTAGAAGCTGCCAAGGTGGAGACCGTCTCGGCATCACGCCCAGCGTTCTACACCGCTCCTCGCCTTGAGTTTACAAAGGCGAAGTATCTCGAGAACAGCGTTCGCGCAAAGCTCGGAGATGACGTTGCTCGTCAGTACGTTATGGCTGCCGACGACACCACAAGCAACAACGCAGGTCTCATTCCAACACGTCAATTGACTGAAATCATCAACCCACTATCAAACGCAGACCGTCCAGCCGTTGATTCGGTTTCAAGCGGCGTTCTACCAGATGCAGGAATGTCTTTCGAGATTCCTAAGCTCACCGCAGTCCCAACAGTCGGCGAAGAAGCTGAAGCAGCTGCAATTGATGAAACAGGAATGACAAACGAATTCCTTTCAGTATCCGTTAAGAAGTACGCAGGAGGCCAAACCTTCTCTGTCGAACTTCTCGATCGTTCTTCACCAGCGTTCTTCGATGAACTTGTTCGTCAGATGGAATACGCATACGCAAAGGCGACAGACGTCGCAGTAATCGCTGGCCTTGTTGCTGGTGGAACTGATGGCGGCAACCGCACTCTCGATGCTGCTGGTTTCCTTGATTTCGTATCCGATGCTTCAGTTTCCGTCTATAAGGGAACTCTCGGAACTGCGACAAACATTCTCGTTTCTCCAGAACAATGGGGCAACATTATGAACCTCGCTGATGCTGGCCGTCCGATTTATCAGAATCTCATTGGCCCATCAAACCAAGGTGGAAACCTCTCTGGCGGCGCAGTTCGCGGAAACGTACTCGGACTAAACCTCCGCGTTGCTCGTAACCTCGCAACCGCAGCTCCAACTGGTGATAACTCAATCATCATCATCAACCCAGACGCATACACTTGGTATGAGTCCTCACGTTTCCGTCTTCAGACAAACGTCGCACTAAACGGCCAAATTGAGGTCGCTTACTACGGCTACGGCGCACTCGCAACCAAGGTTGCAGCTGGTGCGTATAAGTGGATGGTCGCGTAGTTAAATCCCTAAAAGTGACAGGCCAGTCCGCTCCCGAGCTGGCCTGTCACCCTCTAGATCGAAAGGAAACGAGATGCCAACGATTGTCACGGCTTCAGAGCTAAGAACTATTCTTGGCGTCTCGTCTTCCCTTTATTCAGACGCTTATCTCGACGACATATGTGACGCTTCAGAAAATATCGTTGTTCCAATGCTCGTCACTTTCCAGAGCAAAATCAATAAAGTCGAACTAACTAATAATGTCGCCTATTTCCACACCGCGACAATCCACGAATTTACCGAAGGTCAATCGGTAATCATTACAGGTTGCGGCGCGCCGTTTAATGGGACTCATACCGTCACCGATGATTTAATTGGCCCCTATGTATTTACCGTCGCCATCACAAATGCAGACATACTGGAAAAGAACATTATTCCAGCAGGAAACGCTGCGCTCTCTGGCCTCACAACCTATGTCGGAAATGCAAACGTCGAGGCTGCAGTTTTGGCTATTTCTGTCGAAATCTTTCAAGCCCGAACCGCCGCTGGCGGAGCAATCGAAGGCGTAGATTTTAACGTAACGCCATACAGACTTTCTAAAAATCTTTTGGCCAAGGTGACCGGACTTCTTGGCCCTTATCTTGACACAGACGCGATGGTGGGCTGATGCCTGCATCATCAATTGCTACTAATGTTCGCGCAGCTTTAGAAACTGCAATCTCTAGCGTTGCTGCAAATGTTTATGATGTTGTACCAGAATCACCGATTCCACCTTTTGCTGCTATTGTTCCCATCAGTCCTTATATGGAGATTGAGTCGGTTGGACGATCAACAGTCCGAGTGAAATTAAATTACGCAATCAGCTGCGGCGTTGCTTATTTTTCCAATGCAGCGTCATTGGATAACTTGGAAAAACTTATCATCAGTATTCTGGCGGCTCTGCCGACAGGTTATGAACTTTCGACAGTCGAAGCACCGACGGAAGTTCAGGTTGGCAACACGACCTTTCTTGTTGCCGATATTCGCTTGAGCGTCCGCTACGAGCAAACAAACTAGGAGAAACAATGGCAACGACAGTTATTACTGGCCGCGATGTCACTTTCACGTTGGACTCAGCGTCCTACGATGCTCAAGCGACTTCAGCGACCCTTTCTTGCGAGACCATTATTGAGACTTATCAGACTCTTGATGGCCGCGCTTACAAGTCCACAGATAAACAATGGACATTCACAATCGAACTACTTCAGGATTGGGGCGCTGCTTCTTCCTTGTTCGAGGCAATGTGGGCAGATGCAGAATCAGCAGCAAATACCACACTTGCAGTTTCATTTACTGCCGCTTCTGGCGCAGTATTCGCTTTCAACGTTCTACCAATCTTCCCAAGCGCAGGTGGCGCAGCTCCTGGAGCGCTTACCGATACTTGGACGATGACAGTCGTTGGAACACCAACAGAAACCTTCAGCTAAGAGATCGGAGCATCGGGAGCTATGAAGTCACAAATTAATATTACTTACAACTCGGGCGATACTGGCACTTATTATGCCCAGCCGCCCGAGTTCGCTAAGTGGGAGAAGGCAACTGGAAAGAACATCAGCGAACTTGGCGGAGTCTGGGACATTATGTTTCTGGCTTATCACGCGATGAAAAGGGAAGCTGCTGGAAAGCCAGTCAAGAGCTTTGAAGTCTGGATTGATACGGTCGCAGATATTGAGACGGTAGCAGCAGACCCAAAAGCCACCCAGTCGGAAGCCTAAGCCGCCTCCTTGTTGAGTTAGCAATTGCGACTCATATTCCGATGCGAGAGTGGGTTGAGGCAGAGGACGTACTGACGGCGCTAGAAGTATTAAAGGAGAGGTCAAATGGCAGATAGTGCAATTGCTTATGACCGAGCCGAACTTCGTCGTATTACGGGAGCATTTAAGGCTATGGATCAAGAAGCAATTGACCAAGCCAGAGAAGAATCATCGGCTCTTGCTCAATATGCTGCTGATCGAATCAAGATTGCTGCTGGCCGTCGCGTTGTTTCAAGTATCGCGGCTAAAAGAATTGCCGATGGTGTTCGCATCTCCAAATCATCAAAGATTGGCGAATTCTCATACGGCTTTGCTTCTCAAAAGTTTTCAGGTGGCGCAACGACTCAAATGCTATGGCCAGGAATGGAATTCGGATCTAATCGCTTTAAGCAGTTCCCTCGCCGTACTCCGCGCAAAGCTAAGGGCAACGCTGGCTACTTTATTTATCCCACACTTCGCGAAATTCAGCCATACCTAGTGAGACAATGGGAATCCGCGTTCGACAAGATAGTGAGTAAATACTGATGGCTCAATCAAGAACTCTTAAGCTCTCGATTCTGGCTGACGTCGATAATTTACGCAAAAATCTATCCTCAGGGTCTCAAG